TGTTCCATACTCTAAACCAAGATTATTACCAGATAAGATAATCCCATTCGCATCTGTTGCAGAAACTGGTACCACAATGTTAATATTAGGTGAAGTTGGAGGATATGCGGAACCATTAATAGTAGATACTCCAGTAATTTCTTGAACATTTATGCCATCCGGATAGCTTTTAAGTCCGCCATAAACTTGGTCCACCGCTGAATTAATGCCATTGTGGAGTTGGTCGCTGAATTCTGCATTTAATAAATATCCGGAAATATTGAGGCCGTTATTGTCGAGAGCATTTGTAGGATTACCAATCACTCCGAAGGATGACGGAGGATATTTGTTACCATTTATAGATGTCAAATTGATATTTAAACAATTAATATTTGTAGTATCATTTGCAGAACCATCTTGTATTATATTAGCTAAACTCATATTAATTATTAGTATAATCTAGCCATATATAAAAATTATATTGGTGTGCTTAATTATAATAACGAATATGGATCCAGACTTAATGTATTTACAACATCGTCTACGACAGATAATGGAAGCTAGAATTGCCATGGGAGCAGGATATGGAGGAACTAGAAGAAAAAGAATGCCTGCGCGAAGAATGCCAGTTCGAAAACACCATATGGAAGCCGGATATGGAGTAAAAGGAATGAGAAAAGGAGTACATAGAAAAAGACATGTAGCCGCTGGATATGGAGTAAAAGGAATGAGAAAAGGAGTACACCATAGAAGTGGTGGAGCAAGTGATTGGGTACACTTTGTAAAGAAAGTTCAAAGAGATAATGGATGTTCATATAAAGAAGCAATGGAAATAGCATCGCCATTATGGAGAAATCTATAAATAATACGAAATTAAATGTTTATAAATACTAATCGATTAAAATATTAATGAATTAGTAATGAAATTAGTGCATTTTACTAGCACGTTGTCTTAAGTTACGCTTAGGTAGATGTTTACCACCTGATGCACGAACACCAGCATGAACACCACCAGAATGAAGGCCATCAAGTAAGACACCTCCTTCACCAGCACCATAACCAAATGTTCTAGCAATAGCTGCTGCTGGTACACCAATTGGTGCAATTTTAGGGAAAAGAATAGATCCAGTAGCAAGAGCTTTTGAAATCAAGCCATTATCTTTAACAAAATTATGTAATCTAGATCCCCAATCAGCTATTTTACTACCGAAAGCTCTAAATCCACTCAACCAATCACCACCTTGAATATCTTCGGTAGAGTAATAATCAACATTAGGGCTTTGCATAGCATTCATAATATCAACTGAAGTAAGAGGAGCAATCGTAATTGCGGCTCGATTCATCGAAATGATATCAAATACACCTTCATTAACAATAACAATAAAGAGTGTAGGGATAATATTTCGAGCACTCATATTGGCACAATCCACCGTGATTTGGAGGGTATTTGGTGATATTTTCCCGGGTGCATCTAATAAATCTACGAGGGGCAAATCTATGCCGAAGCATAATTTTACCACCCCGCCTTTTGTACCATATTGACCTAAATTGTATCCAGCACCAGTAGGTGCCCACACTGCATTAGAATAAACTGGACCACCTGACCATTCATTAAAAGAAAGGTTGCATCCATTTTTTACGCATATATCGTAAATTTGTATCATATTAGCACTATTTAATAACCCAGCTTGTGTTTGATACTGAATGTTTAATCCATTAATTTGGAAGAAAGAATCAGTATTTTGACAAGTGCTATAGAATTGCTGATTTTGTTCACGCACATAAATATACATATGTCGCGGAATTGAATTAAGTTGAATTGTATTAGAAACAATTCTCGCTTGATTGTCATTTCCGGGGTTCGCTATATTGTTACTCCATGGAGCCGCTAATACCATTGATGATGTAGTTTGATAAGATTGAATTTCGAAATAAGGATAAGAGATACTACTTAATGGACCTAATAGTTGTTGTTGATTAGGAGTAAGATATTGAAAAAAGAGATAAGGTTGCGTACCTGTCGTACTTCCGAAACTTGTAGGACCATTTTGCATAGAACCAATGGCGAAACTAGTTGAAGTAATAACATTCATTGGTGCACCAAATTGTGTAACTGTGGGATCATGAGACCACATCCTATTTGCTCCTGCGTTTAAAAAGTTAAATGTGAAATCGAATGCCGTTGCGTTGAATAACCCCCCAAAGTTTTTTTTGCCCCAAACTAAAGGAGGCAAGAAGATTGGTTCACAAAAGGCAACATCGACAATAGCAGTAACAGCTTGATTGGCTGAAGTAGCGACAGGATTACTAATAATAACAAAATTTGCAAAAGCCCCATTACCAGGAGTACTATTTGTTTGTGTATCCCAATATCGTGACATTGGAGATCTAATTGAATTTTGTAAAGCAGTATATTCTTGAGATGTATCAGGGCAAGTTGGTGTAGTTGAATATTGACCTGTTCTAAGTTCTTCACACTGATTATAACAGAGCATGCAATTCAATATGTCGCTCATTTTTATGCTCATACTTTGACTATTTATAGTCATAATTATGGTGTCTAGTGACTGTTGTAATCCAAATTGTCGCGGAGAGTCACATCCTGGATTAAGCAGCGTATCCCCTACAGTACCAATAGTACCGAATAGCTGGATCCGAACTGGACAGTACAATTTTACAACCCTATCAATTACAGTTTGCGAAGAAGGAGGAATCGCACTAAATGATAAAGATGAATTAGAGATACTTGTCGTAGTATATTGTTTATAGAGAATCGCCTGTGCACTTTTAATGACGGCATAGTCTCGTTGATTAGATAATTCAAGGCGAGGATCACATACCGCAACGCAATTCAATGGATTTGGGAAATTTAAAGACATTTGCTTATAATGTATGAATAGACAAATATTTTATTGGTTGTAATTAAATTTTTTATACAAGTTTTTTCTGAAGAAACCCAATTTTATACTAGCAATTTGATAAGTACTAAGATACAAAGGCCATAAAGTTTGATCTCGATCCTGCCAGAATACTACAATGTCAATTTTACGCGTAGGTAGATCCGTAATAATATCTACTAATTTATATTGAGCACTTGGATTGTAATAACAAATCGAACGACTATCCCCGCTAAAATCAATATTTGGAATAAAATCTGAGATAATATTCAATGAAGCAGGTAAACCAGATTGATTTGAGAATCCACTCGGAATACCCTCATTTCTAATACATAGGGTATTTGATAAAAGAACAACCTTTCGAAGAGCATTCCAAAAAGGTAGAGTAGAGTATTCGCATGCTTGATCATAGTAGTTTGCAGCTGGAATTGGCCCAGTTGCTGTAGCCGGAGAAGTTATTCCAGCAGGATAATATGGTGTTGCTCCTCCAAATTGAAAAGTGTAATCATTCCCAGTAACAGTATTATTACCGTTAAAGAATGAAGGAAATGATGTAAGATACGTTTCAAGTTTAGTATTCATGAATAGAGTAGGTACACTAGTTGCGGGACTAGTCGTTCTAATGAAACATGTTGGAATGATTAGATTAAGTGGTTGTGATCCATTATTATAAGTAAAGTAAGGTGCAGTTGAAGTAGTAAATAATGCGGCTAATCCAGAACTAATCCAAATAGTAGATAAAGCAGTATTCATCATATTTATAAACTCTGTATATGAATAGATAAAATAGTAATCAGTTACTACTGGAGTTGGTTGATTTTGTAATGGTGCCTGAAAAGTATTCTGAGGTACATAAATTAAAAAAGTACCATAGTTAGTCCCATTATAGTTAATTCCTAAATAGAAAGGAGTAAGATTAACATTACTTTGATTAGGCTGGACCTCACAAATCATTAATGGAACCGTATCTAAAGGGATCGCAAACCTAACTACGGAACAATAAAAATCATTTGACTTATGTAAGACTTCTTGATCAAGTGTTACTGAATATTTGGCTTGTTCTGGCTGATCATTAAACTGTCCAGAGATAGTTGCATTTGTATATATTGGAGCGCTATGATCTATGATGACATTGTAATAGATATTATCTTGCTCAACTATGTTATTATCCTGTTTTTCAAAAAGACGATTTCGAGACATGTTTAATAGATGTACCGAATAAAATAATTTTATACTGATGTCAATAATGTTACTAATTCATCTGGATTAACTTTGTACAGTTGACAATTATGTTTTATGTAATCATCATACTCTTCATCAGTCATATTACGATTCCAAAGTCTAACAACACAATGTCTTCCACATGTTCTAATATTTTTAGAATGTTTCTGATAAGCTACATCATTGTAGGTTAATTCATATGGTGAAGCTAATAGAAGTTCAGATAGTAATGGGTTATCTTGATAACTTCTTTTCCGATAAGAGTCATTGATATACTCAAGTGAATCATCAGGGTAACCTCCATAGGGATTGAAGAAAGATACAGTACTTGGATTTAGCTTCCAAACACAGCACCAATGACCATAGTTCTTTTGAGCTTCAAATAAGAGAATACAAGCTCCAAAATGTCCTAATAGTTGATCGATTGTACTAAAATAATGAAGTTGCGGATACAGATGAATAACTGCTCGATGCTCCAATAGCTTTAATATGTCTTTATCAGATAGAGCGATATCTTCATATCGCTTCAATACTTCAGGATTCATTATAATTATGTACTAGATTAATTAATCAAATAGCCTCCTTTATCATACATCACATATTGTGGATAGATCTTACTAATCTTAACCCATCTTGAAGGAATCTCCATTATTTTATTGATTTCCTTCTTACTCAATCCAATATATTTTGATAAAGCAAAGTTAATCTGATATGATGAACCACCTTGAGGAAAGATGTATAAACTTTGCATCTCATTCATAATCGTTCTACCAAGTTTCTTATCATTGGGATTGATTAGGTGAGATGTTATGATAATCCATATCCTAAGTTTTCGTCCAACTTCCATGATATCTGACATCAAAAGTTCAACCTTTTCTTTTAAGGCTTTCTCCTGAATTGTTGTTACATCATCGAAGATACATAAGGCTTCCTCAGTTATCTCAGATGTGATATCGATTGGATCATTAATCATAGACTCATCAATCTTAATTTGGAACATCTTAAGATCTTTGTATGCTGGATCATCTACATAATTAGTTCTTGAAAAAAAGTATACATCTCTCTTTGGATGTTTATCCATCCATTCTTTTGTTAAAGTAGCAGCAAGCGTACTCTTCCCGCTACCACTGGGTCCTGCGATATACGATATTTCACGGTCTTGTTCATTCAAAATTGGTACTAATTTATCATAAGTCATAAATTGTTTTGTTAATTTATCCCTTGCTGTTGATCTTGCATTATCATCCACGAGAAGATGTAATACTCCTTCTTCATAACCATCTTTATCAACAATAAACGCAATTGGGTTACCTCTATTTAAGCTAAGCATCTATATATATACATTATAAATTAATAATGCTGGATGATCCATCGTATATATATATCCTTATTTGCGTATTTATTCTATAAACATATTATAGAATGGATTATAAAAGTTTAACACTTGATCAGTTACAATCTACAATCACAGCACTCCAAGAAGAGCTCATCATTCGTATGGATATTTCAAGTTGTAAGAATTTAACACCGGATCAGCTTCGATCTGCAATTGCTGCATTCCAGGAAGAACTTCTTATCCGTAATGATAAACCAAAGGATATCGCCATTGAAGGTAGTACAAAAATTGTATGTAGTGATTGTGGTGGTTCATATACATCTAAAAATAAAAGTAAACATGTTATAACTCAAAAACATAAGACTGCTTTAGAGAATCAAGATCAGCTAAAACGAATAGCCAAAAGTAAAACGCTTATCGCCCGCTCAGGGAGATATTGATAATCTCTTCTTCTGTAATAAAATCACATGCCCCGGGCAAATCAATTTGTTTCGCTAGTTCTTCAATGGAGCTAGCGTAATGATAATCTTCAGGTTGAGATTCTTTGGTTGTAATATTAACAAAGTCCTCCTTATTTATCTGAACTGTTGGGATTCCATCATCGTGCATTGGATTTAAGAATTTTTCTTCCGCATGATCATCAACTAAAGATGCTATGAATAGTACCATTAGATATGATAATAGATACTTACCTCTTTGAACTTCCTCTGGTTCATCTGATTCTAATAGATCTTCAAACTTATCATACAGATCAGCAAAGAAGTTTCTAATCTCTGCAGTATTACATTCAAACTTATCATCAAAGATCTTAGTTATTTGGATTTCTGCTAGATTGTCGATTGCTTGATTGATGCCTCGGACCGAATGATGTTTTAGTAGGTAACTCATGATATTATACTCCTAGATTTTATATACTTAGTTTTACCAAGTTGTTCGTTTTGTTTTTTTACGTAATCTTAATCCAGAACCAGAATCTAATTGATCTTGAATTGATAAATATTCATCTATTTCATCATCCGTTATTCCTGGATTTTTTCTTCTTATGTCATCAATTATTTCAGAAACCTTCTCTAAGGCTATTTCTTTTTCTCTTTGTAATTTGTATAGTTCTAGTTGCAATTTTTCTTCCTGTATTCGTAATTGTTCTTCTTCTTGTTTTCGTTTATAGTCATTATAATTTTCCATATCGACTTCATGTTGTTTTTCTTTTCTTGGTAAAGTTTCAAATGGTTTTACTTTTTCTGGTTTCTGAGATACTATTCTTCTTTGTTGTCTCTGTCTTCTAGCTTCTTCCTGTTTTTCTTCATCTACTCTTTGTTTTTTCATAATCTTTTCAATATCTTCTTCAGTATATGGTTGAAATGGATGCTTTATTTCTCCAAGTTTTTTAAGTCTTATTTCATCTTGTGTCTTTGGTCTCATTTTTTCAATATTTGTTACTCCATTCATTATTGCTTCTTGTAATGATTTAGTTACATAATTTAACATTGGTTGATTTATATTTGTTTTTTTTGGTATATTCGATTGACCGGGGGGTCTGGCATTTACGTTTATTTTTTTGGATATACTCAATGGATTGGAGATTAATTCTTCTACTTTTTCTTCTATTTGTTGTTTTACTTCTTTTTCTACTTCTCTTAATTGCTTTTTCTTTTCTCGAAGATATTTTGTAGCTCCCTCAGTATCAGGATTAGTAGTTAATGATGGTGGTGAAATAAGAAAACCAAATCTCTGTAATTCAGTTTGTAATTCCTCTTGTCGTTCTGGAGTCATATTATCTATTCTATCTGCCATACTAGTATGTGTTTGCGCATATGGTCGTAATTTAATATCATCATAATCAATATGTGGAATAAATGTCTCTCGTCTTGATACAATGTCTTCAGGTTCATAAAATCTCATTGTATTTGCATCGGGTTCATCATAAGCAACACCTGGATGTATTATATCAAATTCATTTTTATTTGGTGATCGAAGACTATTAAATTGTTCAACTGTATCAACTACATATGGATTTTTGCTCATTAGATCTTTTAATCCAACTTTTGCATTATTTACAATATCTCCTGTGTAATCATAAGCAGTCTTTGCAGTTTTATATGCATTCCTTGCGGTATTCGCTATTTTTCTACCTAGTGGTAATTGATATTCTTCTTCTTCTATCTCAGATTCATCTAAATTATCATCTAAATTATCATTCGGTCCAAATACACCTACTCCATCTTGTTTATTTTTTTGTCGTCTAAGAGTATCATCAATAACTTTTTCAAATTCTATTTGTGTAGCATCATCCATTCTTCTATTTTTTATTCTATTTTTTACTCCAACCGCATATTCATCTAGAAGTGCAGATTCTTCTGGATCATTTACTTCAGCTATCTTATTAAATATTCTATCTGTTCTTGCTTTTCTTTCTTCTTTTGTTTGTGGTTTGTGGAATGCTTCATTTATCGCATTATCAACCATTTTTTCAAATGCGATATCTGAGTCTTTCTCTGATTTTAGGTAATCTTTATGGAAAGATTTGGTTAGTT